ACAGTTTCAGGTCTATCTTCTGATATTGCAGTTGCAGACGGTGGTACTGGTGCAGGAACATTTACTGCTGGTGCAATTCTTATTGGTAATGGCACAAGTGCATTACAGACTCTTGCAAATAGCACTTTTACTTTAACTGGTGGTCTTGCTGCTGCAAATACTATTTCGTCACTTACAGTCGATGCATATGGTCGAGTAACTGCTGCGACTGGTTCTGCGATTGCAATTGATACTGCTCAAATTACTTCTGGTACATTATCACTTGCAAGAGGCGGTACTAATCAAACATCATACACAGCAGGTCAAAGACTTGTTTATGATGGCACAAGTCTTTCATCACAAGCAAATACATCAACAACTGTAACTGGTGGTTTTGCGGCCGCTAATACAATCACTTCTCTGACTTTTAACAGTTATGGTGAAGTTTCAGCAGTTACTGGTGCAGCCATTGCGATTGATACATCACAGTTAACTTCTGGTACAATTGCTGATACAAGATTAGTATCTGTAGGCACTCCTGGCACATATGCAAACGCTTCTCATGTTCCAGTAATCACAACCGATTCAAAAGGTCGTGTAACTGCCGTAACTAATACTGCTATTGCAATTGCGGCCTCACAAGTTACATCAGGTTCATTCTCAGTATCACAAGGCGGTACAGGTGTTTCATCATTTACTGCTAATAGTGTTCTCATCTCTGGTGCAACATCTACCTCTGCTGTTGTGTCTCTCAATTCATCAACTGAAGGTCATGTGTTACAAGTTAGTTCTGCTGGTGTCCCAGTATTTGCTTTCCTTAACGGTGGAAGTTTCTAAAAATATTATGAAAGGAATATATTATGTCCGATGCAAATTTTATCAATGCCTATAATGAGGTAATATTAGAAAATTTAAATGCAATAATGAAACAGAATTTTATGTTTCAAACGCAAATGAAATTTTTAGAAGAACGTGTAAGTACGATTCCTGCACTTGAAGAAAAAGGCAAGTTATACGATTCTGTTGTTAATGAAAAGTCAGAATTACAAAATAAGATTTCATCTTTAATTTCTGAAAATGAAAATAAAGATAACATCATTAAGAATTCAAATAATAGTGATGCTGATAAACATCGTCTGCAAACGGCATTGAATGAACAAGCAAAAGAACTTAAAAGACTGAGCAATAAAGTTACCAATGTTGAAAAAGATATTGTTGATAAAAACTATTACATCAAACAGTTAGAAGACATGTTACCAAATTCAAAAAGAAAAAAACTAGGTTTAGAAATAATTGAATCCATCAAAGAAGAAGTTGAAGAAGTAAAATCTACTGAGAAAGTTTCTGTAAAAGAAGATAATGTTATTTTGAAAGTTGAGTCGGCCGGCGGAACTTTCTAAGCATGGCAAATACAGTCATTGCAGTCCGTTCTTCGGGTACAGCGGCCGCTACTCCTTCTTTAGGTGTTATTGCTAATGGTGAGATTGCTCTCAATTTTGCCGATGGTATAATTTACTATAAGACTTCATCGAACACTCTTGGTTCGATTAGGACAACGCAGCCTGCCGGACTTACAACAGAAGTTCAATACAATGACGCAGGTTCTTTTGGCGCTAATGCCAACTTCACATTCAACAAAACGATTGCAACACTTAATGTAAAAAACATTAATGTATCGACAAACTTAACCACAGTAAATTTAACTGCAACAAGTATCACAACCGGTTCTGGTGTTGGTGGTATTATTGCAGGTGCGAATGTAATATACTCAAATATATTTGTTGCTAATAGCACCACAACTTCAACATCAAATTCAACTGGTGCCATTATTTCAAATGGTGGTATAGGTGTTAAAGGCAATGTTTATGCCGATGCGATATATGATGGTGGTGTTGAAGTTATAGTATTTGCACAAGCAGCTTTTAATCAAGCAAATACAGACTACACAACAATATCAACAACTGCTGGTGTTTATGGTAACGCAGCTTTCCATCCTGTCGTAACACTCACAGCAAATGGTCGTGTAAGTTCAATCACTAATACTGCTATTGCAATTTCTGCGGATGCCGTTACTTCTGGTACACTTCTTGTTGCTCGAGGTGGTACTGGAGTAACCACTTCTACTGGTACTGGTGCAGTTGTTCTTAATACTTCTCCAACATTAGTTAATGTTTCAGTATCTTCTGTTAATGTTACCAACACAACTGCATCAACATCAAAAACTACCGGTGCATTAACTGTTGCAGGCGGTGTTGGTGTTGCAGGTAATGTTTCTACATTAGGTATAAATGTTGATAATAGAATTGATTGGGCTGGCACAGGATTTGCTCAACCATCATTTACGACTAGAAGTGCTGGGCAAAAAATAACATTATATCCAGCAATAACAGGTAGTTTAGTTGATTATTCTATTGGTATTGATGGCGGAGTATTATGGTCAACTGTACCAGCTGCTACTACCTCTTATCAGTTTAAATGGTATGGTGGTGAATCTGAAATAGCTTCTTTAAGAGGTGATGGTCTATTCACTACAATTTCTGCAAACATTACTAGCACAACTGCATCAACATCAAATACAACCGGTGCATTGAAAGTTGCTGGTGGTATAGGTGTTAAAGGTAATGTTTCCGCTAATGGTATTATTTTTGATGACGGCACAAGACAAACAACTGCTGCATCTGGTGGCGCATCAATTGGTGATGTGCTGGCACTTTCGATTGCATTAGGATAAAGGAATAAATATACCACTATGTCTAAACCAACCACACGAGCTCAATTTAAAGATTACTGTCTCAGAAGACTTGGCCATCCTGTTATTCAAATTAATGTGGATGATGACCAAGTATCCGATAGAGTAGATGACGCACTTCAATTTTTTGAAGATTACCACTTTGATGGTACTGAAAAAATCTTTATGAAACATCAATTCACACAAGCTGATATTGATCGTAGATATATTAATTGCCCTGATCCTGTAATTTTTGTCACAGGTATTTTTCCGTTTGATGATTCTAACTCATCTGTTAATATGTTTGATTTGCGTTATCAATTACGCCTACATGATCTCTATGACTTCACATCGGTATCTTATGTGTCATATGAAATTACAATGCAACACATTCGCACCTTAAATTTATTGTTTTCTGGCACACCTCAGTTTAGATTTAATCGTAAACAAAACAAAATCTTCCTTGATATTGATTGGGAACGTGATGCACAGTTAGGAAAATATGTTATTGTTGAGTGTTATCGTGCATTGCGTCCCGACACAGTTACGTTGACAGGCACATTAACTGGTACAACAAGTAATACAACCATGGCTGGAACATCAACAATATTTGACCAAGAAGTGATTGAAAATGATATCATTACATTATCGGATGGCCAAGATGTTCAGATTCGTAAAATTAATTCACCAACAGAAATTGTTCTTGCAAATAATTTAACATCAAATGTGTCTTCAGTTACAATGACTAAAGTAGGAATTTCAGATGTTTGGAACGATAAGTTTCTAAAGAGATATGGTACTGCATTGATTAAGTATCAATGGGGTTCTAATCTTTCCAAGTTTGCAGGTATTCAAATGCCTGGTGGTGTTACATTGGATGGTCCAAGAATCATGCAAGAAGCAAAAGACGAAATGGACAAATTAGAAGAAGAAATATACAACTTCAATAGTTTACCTAGTGAAATATTTACTGGTTAAAAATGTCTACCAACTTCTATTTCAATAATTTTCCAGCCAATCAAATAACTAGTGAGCAATTACTGGTTGAAGATTTGGTTATTGAAGCCATGCAAATTCATGGTATGGACGTATTTTATCTACCAAGAACTAGCCGTGATTCAGTAGATATGTTATATGGTGAAGACACACTAAAAACATATACAACAGCCTATCCTTTAGAAATGTACCTTGAGAATGTTACAGGTATGGATGGTGAAGGTGATTTCATTTCTAAATTTGGTTTGGAAATTAGAGATGAACTTACCTTATTAGTATCTCGCCGTAGATTCAAATATACAACTGGTGCATCAAACTTAATTCGACCAAGAGAAGGTGATTTAATTTATGTACCTTTGGTACAAAACTTTTTTGAAATTACATTCGTAGAACATGAAAACGACCAAGCAATGTTTTACACATTAGGCCGTGGTCGTGGTGGTAATGTATATGTGTATGCATTGAAGATGAAACAGTTTGTGTTTTCAGAAGAAGTTATTAGTACTGGTGTTGATGAAATTGATGAACAAATTCGTGACTCATATAAGAGAACTCAACTTTCACTATTGGCTGGAGGTTCAGGCACATTTGTTGCAGATGAAATTGTTTATCAAGGCACTAGTTTAGCAAATGCAACATTTCAATCAATTGTTTATTCTTGGACAGCATCAACAAGAAAACTGGATGTCATTCGCACAATTGGAACATATGCTAATAATGCAAATACAATAGGTGTAACAAGTGGTGCAATTTGGGTATCTTCTGGTACTGCAAACACTTCATATGCTGATAATAATGCATTTGAAGATATCATTGACAATTTTAGAATTGAAACTGAATCAGATTCTATAATTGACTTTACGGAAACTAACCCGTTCGGCGAGGCTTAATTATGCTTGGTAATGCACATTTTTATAACCGCACAATAAGAAAAATTGTTGTTGCATTTGGTACAGTTTTTAATGATATTTTTTTAATACGATATACCAAAGACGGCTTGACTGCAAAAGAAACTTTTAAAGTTCCTTTGAATTGGGGAGCAAAAGAAAAATATATCACAAGAATAAATGCTGATCCCGATTTAACTAAGTCAATTGCAACAACTGTTCCACGAATTTCATTTGAGATGACAGGAATGAGTTATGATTCAAGCCGAAAATTACCATCAACAATGCGTAACTTTTCTGCCAACAATGCGACCTCTATAAAGACACAATTCGTTCCTGTGCCATATAATTTTGATTTTAGTTTATCCATTTATGTAAGAAACACAGAAGACGGCACTCAAATATTAGAACAAATTTTACCATTTTTTACACCAGACTTTAGTGTGACTGTAGATTTTATTCCTGATTTAGATCCAAAATATGATATGCCTATCATATTGAATTCGGTTTCAAATGAGGTGGATTATGAAGGCGATATGATGTCTACTCGTCTTATTATTTGGAACTTAGAGTTTACGGCAAAAGGACATATTTGGCCACCAGTTAAAACTAATAAAGTTATTACCATAGCCAACACAAATACATTTATTCAACCAATTGATACAATTGAACAAAAAGTGTATGTTGACTTTGCAAATGGTGTTGGTAGATTTTCTGACTCGGAAACAGTAAGAGTTACCACTAGAGATGTATTCGGCACTGTTTCGTATTTTAGTAATTCAAATAATGGTATTTTAATTGTTAAATCTCTTAATGATTACCTTGAAGTGGGTAATGTTGTTCGTGGTGATTTTTCTGGTGCAACATATACAATTTCTACAACAGATAAAACACCTTTAGTGCTTCAAACAATCACTACAAGGCCTAATCCAATAAATG